AACAATAGACATTGCTATTTCTTTTGCATCCATAGCCTTCCAAAGTATTTCCAAGATTTCATCTTGTCCATCAGTCGCTTTAATCCCGCATTCAACAAGACGGGGATTCTGAAGATCGAATTGAAGATCTATAACTTTTTCTGAAGCAAATTTCATTGCTATCTCCCTAACTTAAACGGGTGCTATCAAACCTTTTCCTAGGATCTTTAAAGATCTTGGCACACCAACCTGTGAAGGGACTATCATTAGTTCCTTCGCTTTTTTCTTATCCTGCAGACTGTAATTTAAGGAAAATTTGTAACAACTCTCCGTTGCATACAATTTTTCAATTTCTGGCACGTTATCGTAAGTCATAATCCATCGAGCAGCCTTTTGTTTCTTTACAAAGGAAGCTAACTTTTTATGATCTGAATCCTTATAATGATTCATGTAAAGATATTTGCCTTGCTCATAATAAGGTGGGTCTAGGTAAACAAATGACTTACAACGCGCTCTTCCTGAAGGAAGTTTTTTCTTTAAAAAATCTATAGCATCGAGATTAGAAAAATCTATCCGTTCCTTCATTTTCTCAATATTGGAAATTCTCATTACCAAATCTGCTTTTTTAAACCTAGCGTCCAGCTTCCAATTCCCATTTTGCGAATAGCCACCAATCGGACCTGCTTTATAAATAATGCCGGAACGATTACAACGATTTAGATAAAATGTGGCAAAACCGACATCGAATTCATTAAATTCTCCGGGGTTGTCAACCACATGCTTTTGTCTGTGCCACTCATCAATACACAAATCAGCATTCCATATAGCATTAACAAAGCGCTCCGTCTCGTTAAGAATCGATTTCCAAAAGAAATAAATTCTTTTGTCTGCATCATTGAGAAAAATTCTCTCTACAAAACCACTCTCAAGCAAATGAAGACCAACTGCGCCGCCACCAGCATAAGGTTCGTAATAAAACCCATTCTCTAAATTGTTGAACAGAATAATGTCGGCAAGACTAGGAGCCAAGGCTCCTTTCCCCCCTGGATACCGTAATGGACTTTTGAAAATCATTGCCGATGTCCTTAATCATTTGTTTCATTCTGCTAACAACTCACAGAATTCTTATAATATCCTAAAAAAAACCTGAGAGCAAGCACAACAACAGCACAATTCTAATGCCTTTTCAAGTATATTGAATCTCTGGAATGCAAAAGCCGCTATTTGTTTTTTGCCTTAAAAGTGTTTTACAATTAAATTAGTTTAATCTTTTCAGCTTTGAGAAAATGAATGAAAAAAGCCGTCATATACGCCCGATATTCTTCTGACAACCAGGACGATGCCATATTGAAACCCAGCTGAGGGAATGCCGCCAAAAGGCAAAAAACCTCGATGCTGTTGTTATTCGTGAATATAGTGACATTGCCCAATCTGGCCGGACAACTGACGACCGTCAACAATTCCGGCAAATGCTTCAGGATGCAAAGCTGAGAGGCTTTGACCTGGTCATTGTCAGAAGATTTGACCGTTTTGCCAGGAATGTTGTTGATGCCAGATTAACAGAACAACACCTGGATAAATACAAGGTTAAGTTGATGTCAGCACATGAGAGTTTTGACGACTCAACAACGGCCGGCTGGTTCTCAAAACACATGGTTCACCTGGTTAATGAATGGTATTCCAGAAACCTGGCAACAGAAACAATTTCAGGCATGGAGACTAATACAAGAAAAGGTTTTCGCTGCGGTGGATCCGCGCCTTATGGTTATAAAAATATAAAAGTGATTGATGAGACAACCGGGAAAATGAGAACCAAGCTTGAGCTTCACCCTCATGAGTCAGAAGCTGCCAGGTTAATTTTCAGGCGTTACGCCGCTGGAGTTTCCCTGGGAAAAATCATCAAGGAACTTGAATCAAAAAACTATAAACCAAGAAAAGCAAAAAAATGGTCGAAAAGTCAGCTTTCGCAAATGCTGAGAAATGAAACCTATACCGGCACGATCACCTGGAGAAAAACACCGGGTCCGGAAACCTGGGTGAAAGCTAAAAATGCTGCTCCTGAGATTGTTGATGAAAAGACCTGGTTGGAAGTCCAGAGCCGAATTGACAATAATCCAAGCAAGAATATTAAGGGAAAAGGCAGCGCTCATCCATTAACAGGTCTAATCGCCTGTAAGTTGTGCGGCAAGAACTATGTTATTAAATCAAAACAAAACGGCAGGTGGCGCCTCTTTGCGCCGGGAACCTAAGAAAAGAATGCGACAACCAACGCTCAATTTTTGAAGATGTTCTTGTCACAAAGGTTAAAGAGACTCTTTTAAAAGAGATCTTCACGGAACAAAATGTTCTGGATGCATTAAAATGAGGCTGGCTGACCTCAAAAAAGAGATTAAGCGCAATGAGAGCATGAAACTTTCGGACCAGGACGTTGCTGAATTCGTTTCCATCGCAAATGCTTCAATTGAAAACGCAGAAGGCCTCGCGCTGAAGAATCTTTTTAACCGATTTGGAATATCGGTTTCAGTGAGTAAAGACCGGGCTAAAATAAAAGTATCGCCCTAGATATTCAAGAGCGATACTGATACTTTCGGTGCCGGAGACGGGACTTGAACCCGTATGGCTTGCGCCACACGCCCCTCAAACGTGCGTGTCTACCAGTTCCACCACCCCGGCGCTTGATGTGAAAATGATTATAACGCAACCTGATTTTTCAGTCAAGCAAATTTTGCATGATTTTTTATTTTGCCGTAAGCCTTAAGGCTTATGTAAAGCGACACATGGTTTGACTATGACCCGGACATATGGATTGACTAAAAGAAACCGCCACTCGTTTCCACGTTTGGCGGGCTTTAATTATAGAGGGGTCAGCGTTTTGCTGCAAACCTGCAAAAGTTACCTTATAGTCAAACCATGTGTCCTTAAAACGAAATCAAAACCTCTGAAACTTTTTTAGACTTGCTCCCTCCACCTGCCGAATAGGTCGTGTCTACCTGCTCAATAACGAAAGCCTTAAAGATTTGGCGCACCTCGGGCGTGTCATTTAATGAAAGAATAAATTTACCCTGAATTGAAAACAGAAGCTTGGCCAGCTTCTCAAAATCGGCCTTAGAAAAGACATTTTTGCCATAATCGTTTTCGTTGTTAAAGTATGGTGGATCAAGATAAAACAATGTTGAAGCTCGATCATATCGCTGCATAAAGTCGGCATAACCCAGATTTTCTATTTGAACACCAGCCAGGCGTTCATGAAGTTCTTCAAGATTGGCTTCAATTCGTGTTATATCAAACCGGCCCCTTTCCTTCGGCGAGTAACCGTAAGACCTTCCTGCAACCTTTCCACCAAATGAAAGCTTCTGAAGATAGAAGAATTTTGCAGCCCTTTCAATATCTGTAAGTGTTTCAGTATCCGTGTTTTTGAGTCTATCGAATTCCGTTCTGGTTGTGACGTGCCAGCGCATGAAATTCACAAATTCAACATAATGCCTCTGAAGGACTTTTAGAAAGGTTGTAACGTCCTTTGAAACGTCATTTATAACTTCAGATTTAGCCATGAATGGCCGACGAAAAAAGACGCCGCCCATCCCGAAGAATGGCTCAGCATAGCAAATATGGTGAATCTTTTCGATTTTCTCAATAATTCTTTTAGCCAGAAGTCTTTTGCCTCCAAGATAAGGCGCAGGCGGGTTAACAGGCTTGATAGCCTTTTGCTGCGGATAAGCTGTGGTTAAATTCATTGTTTCTCCTTGAATAAAATTAATTGCTTTAAATTGAAAATAACGATTTGAAACACTTTCGTATTAGTTCCCAAAATGAAATGCGATATACTTCAAAAGCGCAGATTATAAGACGCTTGTCGCCCAGAATTTTCCGCAAGAACATTTTTTTGAATTCATTTTCTGGCACAAGTCGCACATTTACAGAGTCGCCCCAATAGATACGATGATAAACGACATGCCCGGCCGAGACCTGAACGCCACCCCAGACCACCCAATGCTGTTGTGTGAGTGATTTTTTTACCAAAACGATTGTTTTACCTGGCTTCGCGCGACCCGCCTTTAAGTCGCCCCACGTGATGATTTTTCGCCAGAATCCCAGCCGGATTAATGCCAGGTAGAGATTCCACGGGTTGCTGAATACAGGCGACTCAAGCGGGCCGGGTAGGTCTTTGTGGCCCGTGGCCTCGCATACTTTTTCATAGCTGACACCGCAAGCCGTGCCGATTGCGGCATTGTGGCAGTCGCGGGGTTCTCTTTGGAGGATTATCATTTTTCACCTCTGTATCTGCGCATAATGTCCTGAGCGTGCGGTTCAATCCATGCTCTTGATTCTGCGTCTAGGTTGTCGGATAACCTGATATATTCTCGTTCTTCGTCGGTGAGATAAACGGGTTCTTGCTTCTGTTTTTTCTGCTTCTTAGGCAATTTACATGCCGCCCGCAGTTCTTCGTTTTCGGCTTTGAGGTCGTCTAGTTCTTCTGCAATTTCTTGCACAGACCGGACAACAGCGCTTAGTAGGTTTGTGAGATCATAGGTTTCTTTGCTGCCCCTCTCTGTTCCTAGCAGCTCGTTGACGTCAGCGGCCATCGCGCCGATTCTCAACATTGGGTTATAATCTTCTATGTCTGGTTCCGGCGGTGGAATTAAGTGCTCTGCTACGACAGCATTGCCTGTCTTTAAAGATTCTTCTATTTCTTTTTCTCGCTGAATCGCGGCTATTTTTTTGTCATCAAGTTTGTATTGCCTGACCCGTATTTTCCGCAGTTTCTCAAGCGCATTTACTTCGTTTACGTCAGATTTTTTGTTTTCGTCTGACGCGGGGTTGAATCCACCGGCAGCATGAATTTTACCGTTTGTGGTAATAGCATAGGCTGCGCTGACGCCGGTTTCTACAACGATAGGACTTAGATGACTGCCTTCGGTTGTTTGGTCAAACATGTTGCATTGCACGATGGTTTTTCTAAGCACACCATACTTAGCGACACCCATGTCGATAGATGGCATTACTGACTTTTGCCCGTCGGCGCTGATGCCGCCATGAGACACCACGAATTGAGTTCCGTTGTAAGAGAAGTAAGAGATTGCGCCGTAATATGCCTTCGTGCATACATGACCCGAGTCTGTCCTATTACCAAGCTCAGTCAGGCGCAGGTAAGATATTGGCACATCGTTTACGGTTAGGGTCTCAAACCCAAGCTTCCCGATATTACCGACGCCCGTTGAATTTGTCCAACTAAAGGTGGGATTGTCTGAGCCGCCCAATTCTAGGTCGCCTGCGTCGAGGTCCCAATAGCTGCCAGCGGTAGCCGAGTGGTTCGTCGAAACCATTTTACCGGTTCTAACAGAGTCCGCTGTTATTTCTCCTGAGCCGACTTCCGAGACCGACAGGTCTTTTGCATATAACCCAACGCCGGTTGAATTACTCCAGTTAAGTAGGCGAATCGCGCACCAGAATGGGCTTGAGGCTGCGCATTTAATGTATGGCGACATCGTTGGCGTTCCGCCGTTAAGTTTTGCGTTTGGCGCTTCTGTGACGCTGCGATTTGCTCCTATTAGGAAAAAGGTGAAGTCGACATAATCGGTGTCTGTGGCGGCTTGGTAGTGAAAATAGGCATTATTGGATAATTCCGTAGATACGCGGCTAGAATTAAATGCCTGAAAAAGCAGCGAGCCTGATGCACTAGAGGCCCCCTCGTATCCGCTTTGTTTTTCAGAAAATCCCGCTACACCAAGATACCAATAACCGTGTGCAAGACTTTTTGCAATTCTACCCTGCACTCTATAAATTTTATTCGGGTCTACCAGAAAAGTCTGGCTTCTCGCTCCATAGTTGGCGTTATGATAGACATCCAACGCACCTTGCGAGGCGTTATATACTACCTGCGTTGAGGTAGTGCTGCCATCTTCAGCGTTGTTTCCCCACCCTCGCACGTTTTTGGTTTGTGAGACAGGATTGACAAGACTCGATGCAAGCACTGAGAGCTTGTCTGCTAATATCGCCCCTGCTGCGACCTTGGAAGCGATGACCGCTCCGTCTTGTATATAAACATTAGTAATGCTGTTAAGAGCGGCAACGCTTCCCAAAGTCGGTAGTCCACTTAGCTCGGAGTAGTTTGTTATAATCTCGCTGACTACAGCTGCATCAGTGTCTATATTTTTAACGGAGCCGATGCTAAGCTTCTCTGCTGTAACAGCCCCGTCCTGAATTAAAACAGACGGCAGGACTTCTTCGAGGCGGAAGTCTTGCATTTCTTGATAGCTCGTAGTGCCTTGGTAATTAAGTAGACTATAAAGCCGCACGAATGCCGCGCCAGTTGGAAAGGTCGATCCCGTTGCTGCACCGATTATCCCACTTAGTTCTGTCCATGCAGCAGTAGGATAATCAGATACCGCATACCTAACACCTAAACTGCTCCCGTCGGCAGTAAGACACTCTACCGCGAGGTAGGCTAGTTTGCTTTCTGCTCCAACCCTTCTCAACCATGCTCTTAAACGATAGGTTTTTGATTCGTCTACGGGTATCAATTTTTTCGCAGCAAAGATGCTGTAACCATCAGAACGCATAGCCTTGTTGCCGACCTTGCCGTCTGGTATGGAAACTATAGACGAATCATAATATGTCGGGTATGTTGGATGAGCGCCCCAAGATTCAGCGTCTTCAAAATTCGGGTCGTCATTCAACGCCGCCCCACGGCCACCGACTCTAATTTTTGTTGCGCTTAAACTGTCAACGTGAGCGTCGTTTATAATTGCATTTGCAATCTGAGCCGATACGCTAATAACAGCCTCGTCGATCGCCATGTGTTTCGCTCTGACTGCGTTCGCGCCGATGAAGTCGGCTATGACCTGCCCGAAAACGGCGTCTTGTGGGAGCATGTACTCTGACTTTACTTCGGCGGCCGTGAGGGCTCGGTTATAGACTCGGGGGTCGATACAATCAAACTCTGAAGTCGATGGATATCCACCTATGAAAACGTTGAGACCATCGACTCTTGGGTTTAGAGTAGTATTTATAGAAGAAAACAATTCGCCGTTTATATAAAGCTCAAGCGACTCACCGCCCCTTATTACGCCCACTGCACGATAAAAATCACCCGCGTTCATAGCTGGGCCGCTGGCAGACAAAACCGACAAGCCATCGGTAGCATATAATACCAGCGATCCGTTCGATCGAAGCCATAATCCATTTATTCCCAGTCCGCTGCCGGAATTTGCGCTCGTATTCTGTGCAAAGATCTGCGAAAATGCTTGGTTTGAATTTCTTTTCTTAATCCAGCAAGCGAATGTTCTATCGGTGGCAGTTAAGCTATCGCCCGGAGCTTGAATATATTGGGTGCTCGATTGCCTAAACGCCTTCCCCATCTCGCTATCAACCACCGAAACCCCACCGTAAGCGCGGCCATGATTGCCATTAAATGACACGTCTTTGACGCCGTCGACTTCGGCGATACTCGCAGAGGTGCAGCCGTTGGCAGATAGGCGCAAGACCGAACCCATAGGCATTTTCAGCAATTGATTTGAAATGTCGGAATAAACAATGCTGCTGATCGTTACGGGCCCGGCGATGGTGGAGAATCCGGACTCGTTGCCCCATTTGTCGTATGCGGTTGCCCAGAAGTAATAGGTGTCGCCGTAAGCGTCGGCAGTAAGGTTGACCGTTGCCTTATCGCTGTTTTTACTGTTTTCGACAGTAGCTTTGGGAACAGCAGTAAGTGCATCGTTAATGATGTTTCGATAAATTCTGAAGCCCGCCAGATCGTTTGGCCGGGATGCAAGTGTTATTGAGACTGCAATGTTTTTCAAATTAGCTGCCACTGCGATTGTTGGCGAGCCGGGTGCCACTGTGTCGCCCTGCGTTGTGATCGAACCCGTTATAAAGTCACTTTTGCCCGTGGAGCTTATCATCTGCACTTTTACATAATAGTTTGTGCCTGGTTTCAGAGAATTCAGCTGGAACTGGCCATTTTTGATTAAACCGTAGTCGTTCCATGTGGGAGGCGGATTGCCCTCGCCCCACAAGACAGATGCACCGATATAGCCTCTGGCCGGCAAAGTGAAGGTTCCTGAAATGCCTACGTTGCAAGTGCCGTCAGGATTTGTGTCAATTGTAGGGGTTAAACTCAGGCCCGAGGGCTGGCCGGGGGTGACTGGTGAAACGATTGGGGGGTCATAGGCCCAGTCGATTGTAGTGCCTGGCGTGCCTGATGTAAAAATGGTTGAGCTGAACTTTTCGGCGTCGATTTTGTGGACGCTTTTGCCGATTTCGAGCCGGATGATCTGCCAGGTGCCGGTCAGACTTTTTTCAGGATAGTCAAAGGTTATAATCTGGCCGGTTCGGGCGTCTTCAGGTAGCTCGGTGGTTTCGAAGTAAACTTTATCGGCGCCGATCTGGCTTTTTTGGCATGTGTAATCAAGAATCGCCTGGGCCGTGGCCATGTCGCGAATCAGATAGCTCTGGCCCGTAAACGGCTGCTCTTCAATATCCCCAATGCTTGTCGAATTCTGGTAATTTGCATGCTGCAAAAACAATCCGGTAATCGGATTAAAATCAAAATCCAGCCGACCCTTATTGAAGACCCGGCCCACATAGTTACTTTTGCCTTTTCGCAAAAGCTTGATATTCTTTTTTGTATAAGTTTTTACGCTAAAAGCATTGGCATTAACAAAAAGCCGGCGCTTGCCATTTTCACCAATCTCATAAGTGCCCCTGATCGCCTGGCAAATCTGATCTATCCAGCTTTGAGCCGGCTGCCGGAAATAGAATACACCGTCAAGCTTAAGACCAGCTGCATCAACACGTGAAATCGCTTCTGTGAAAGAATCAAGATCAATTTCTGACTCGGGCACTCCCAGGCCCCAGCCGCCTTCAACAGGCTCTTTCAGTAACCAATACAAAAACCTGGCACCGTTGCGACACTCTTCAACAGTATGCGTGCCGAGCTTCAAGCCAACCACTTCAGCGGCGATCTGAACATAACTGCCATCGTCGTTTTTACGCTTATCCGGGTCTGTGATCTGCACATAAGCAATACCCGGATAATTTGCCTGGCCAGCTGACCCGACATAGGCAAGATAGCCTTCTGATATTGCATCAACAATCGGTATAGTGGTTTCACCAACGCGAATTGACACAAATTGTCGCAGCTCACCGACTGCCATAAGATAAATGCCCTGGGTTTTGTCGATCAAAATACCCTTCAAGGCAATCGGTTTATCTACAGACCCGCCGATGGCCATCGGCAAAGTAACATTTACAGCCGACTGATGAAAATTCTCGTCAACGGTGACGACTCTGGCCACTTCGTCCGGAATCTGAATTCGCAGCTCTAGCGCTGATTTTTCGGTTACAATTAAGTAAAGTATGCCCGCGTCATCTGACTCAAACGCCGAAATCTTACCGTGCCACTCATAGCCGGCGTCAGAAACAAGCGCAACCGAAGCGGCCCATAGATTAACTGAATCCGGAATAAACCCATCATCATTGCGAATATTAATCGGTAAAGTCATTGGAGCTGCGCCGGTTCGAGATATAGCACGAATAATTGCCGGCTGATTTTTCAGCCGTCCCTCATAGCAGCCAATTCCATCAACGGCAGTGGTTTTATCGGCGACAAGGTAGGTATTTGTGCCGGCCTGAATAGTAATTTTCATACAAGTTCCCTCAGCACGAACTCAAGATCACAGTCGATCTGGCTGCGAACCCTGGGCCGCTTGCCCTTGGGGGAATAAACCACGTAAGAGTCAGCTACACTGGCCAGGTCGGTAAAAAGCACGGCAGCAGACCAGCCCTTAAGCGGCGCCGCATCCATTTCGGCTTTTGTAACGCCTTGCATTGTTGCCGAAAAAATATGACGGGGTTTGCCTGGCGTCCACTCTGAATAATTGCCGCCGTCTGACAGGAAACTTTCGTATTCTTCCTGCACAGTCGGGGTCCAGGAGCTCACAAGCAAGTATTCACTCGTGCCAAGCACAATATTGCCGAGCCATGGCACTGATCCGCCATCTGAAAGTGACTGAACAGGTATAATAATGCGGACAAACCGATAAGCCTGGGTCGTAAGATCAAAAAAGCCTTTTATTATGCCGACATCATCCTCGGCAAGGGTCACCGGCTTGTTAACCGGTGGAGAAGACCATTCGTCCGCTGAATTTGCCTGGAGAGTTGCGCTTAAAAAGTTTGCGTTATTTAGCCAGATATAATCAATGGCACCGGCGACGGCCAGGTCTATCGTAATATAGATTGGCCAGGCAAATGAGCTGGCTTTCCAGATTAAATCCGGATCATATTGCAAAAGATTAGACGCGGGAAAACCGACTGCATCATAAGCAGTTATAATTGAGTCGATTACCCGCATGTTCTGGTCGGTTAAGAGTTTCATAGCTTAAGACCAGAATAAAGAATTTAAGCTAAACTAAACAGGTGAAACCCTTCACATAATTAGCCCCACCTGGCTTTTGAATCTGCATTATCTTTGGCTTTCTGTAATATGGCTATCATTTCTGGATTGTCAGCGAATTGCACCATCATTTCATCAATAGCTTCCTGCACATCGCCGCCCTGGATAACCACGACCTTATCGCCTCGCTGGCTCAGCTCACCTACAAGACTCAACCCGGCTTCTATTTTTGCCATGCTTTGCTCGGCCATCATGCGCTTTTCTTCTTCTTCAAGCTGCTTTTCGCGTCTGAGCTTATCGAGCTTTGTCTGATGATAAGCATCCATGGTTCTTTCAAAATCCTCAAGCGCGGCGGCCCGCTCTTCGTAAGTCGCCGCTTCGTCGGCAAAAATCTCCTCCTGGCGACGCATTACTTCTTCAAAAGCGGTCAGTTGTTTATCAAGATATGCCATATACTCTTCCTGATAAGCATCCTGGTCCGTCAATTTCAAAGACTCCATTTCAAAACGGCCGGTGCCGGCATCTTTGACCATATCGAGCAAAAACGGATCGATATTTCTATCCATAAAGCCTGTCTGCATGCTTGAATAAGCATCGTAGTAATTTGGCAACGAAAGCTCTTGCGCCTGGGCGGCATAAGTTTCGCCAGGAGCATAATCGCCATACGGCACCTGCATAGTGTTCAGCCACGGCGCATAGTTCAAAAAGCCCTGAGATACTATTCCCGTCCTCTCGGCCGTAGCAGCGCCGAGTTGTCTTTGAAGCTCTTCGTTTCGCAAATAAAGTTCATATTGTTCATCAGAAACGTCTACAGTGCCCAAGGCCCCGTCTGTCCATTTTAAGCCCTGGTTGGAATTTCTGCCCCGGGCAAATTCAGCCGCTTTTTCAAAAACCTCGGCCTGAGTCTCCAGGGCTTGGTAGTCGTAACCACGAGCAGACATCATGTTGACAAAGAATTCCTGACGCTTGTTTTCTTGTTCGGCGTATTCATTCCAGTCGTCAAGATTCTTAAGAGCATCGGTCACACCAATGTCTTTTAGTTCATAATTGCGCACCATCCCGTTCCACGTAAGCCCATCTTTATATTTATAACCAATCGACACGCCTGCCATGCCTTCGCGAGCCTCCTGCAATCGGCCCTGGAAGAATTCACCAACATCCGTGCCGGCTATATATGGCAGCAGCTCTGTCTTAAAAGTTTCTAAATAAGCATTGGTAAGCCCTTCTTTTATTGTCGCAGCCTGTTGCACAACCTCTTTGTTTTTCTCTTTCGGGCTAAACAATGAATTTATAAAGCTGGTGCCATAATTCACTGCCATATTTACACCAAGATTACCCCAGTTTATGCCGCCGGCGGCGTTTACTACGGGATTGCTTGTTGATACAGCAGACGATAATGCCTGGGAAAGAACCTGGGCAAGAGACATGGTGAAGTCGGAGAAGTCGGCATTAGCAAAGCCCATGGTGACTGCTTCGGCTATGGTTTTTGAAAGATTTTCCTTTTGCTGTTTTTCCTGTGGCGTGCTGCCGGCAGACCAAACTGCTGAAAGAACGTTACCACCGTAAGCATCCCACATTGAATTCTGCTGAGATGCGGCGTTCATAGAATCAAAATAGCCGACCATTCCAGCCTGCATATACTTCATGGCGTCTTCAGCCATGCTTAAAGATGCACGATCGAAACCAGACCCCATTGCCTCTTTTATTAAGTCGATATTATTGGCCAGCTCGGCCGCCTGCTCGGCAACTTCGAGAAAAGGAACTTTCAAAAGCTCTGTGCCGCTGGCGCCGGTATTGTCTATCATGTCTTCAAGCGCACGAGCCACACTTGTCAGGCCGCCTTCAAGGTTCTCAATTGTCGGTTCTGATTTTCTATGCAGCTGATAGACTGAACTTGTCGCGTCAAAAAGGTCTATGTAAGAATTATTAGCCTCTTTTACGGCCTTGGAATGTTCACTTACACCACCTACAGCTTTCGATCTAGCTCTAATTTCGCCGTCTATCTGTTTTTTTTGTTCTTCGTGCAGCTCTTTGCGCTTCGACTTCAAATCTTCTAGCTTGTTTATATAGCCGTTTATATCTTCTGTAAGCTGCTTGACCCGCAAAGTTGCGCCAGCCTGTATGTCTTGTGTAGCCGCGTTTTTAGTGCCCACATAATGGACGCCAAAGCGCTCTTTGTCATAACCGCTTAAATCATTCCTGGCTGCTCGGAAGGCGGCTGTTTCCGCTTCTTTTCTTTCTAATTTCAGGGCTTCAATTCTTTGACGAACTTTTTCTTCTTCAGCCAAAAAGCCTACGCCTGACAGATTTTTTTCAATTAACTCAGTTGAGCTTTCCCATTCCCCAAATAAATCCACCACATCGTTTAATATAGGAAACAAATCGTCATTCAAAATATTCACAAGCGGTGTTATGCCGTTATCAATTAGGGCGCCGGTTTTCGTGGTTAGATTCTCAACGTTTGCGCCAAATCTTCTGTATTTATCGGCTCTTGAATCTACCAGGCCACCCATTGCTTCAAGCTGCTTGTTTCCCTCTTTGAGCGTAAGATCAAGAAGTTTGGCCACTTTCTTGGTTTCATCCATACCCTCGGTAGCTTTTTTAAACGCATCGGGTATTTTAATTCCAAGATTATCCAATATCAGAGGAGAGCCGCGCCCGATACCGGTAACAATGTCTTCAAAAGCCTGACTGGTATCCATGCCGAAAAGCCTGGCTTTATTTCTGGCGATTTGTAAAAGATTTGCCAATTTACCGGCATCTTTGGTAACTCCCAAAGACATTGCTTTACTGGCTGTAACGATCAGCCCCATGTCGTTAATTGTGCCGCCGCTTGCGGCTTTTAGTTTTGAAAGGATCTCATTTGAATCCCGGTCCACACTTCGCGCGTAATCGGTAAAAGCATCGCGAGCTTCTGCCAGTTGAGCGCCCTGTTTTGACAAGTTCCAGCCTGCTTCAACAAGCTGCTTTGTTTTCCCAATAATTTCCCATGCCTGGTTAATGCCGGTGGCCAGATCGGCCCAGGACATCTGGTATTTTTTCAGATCGTCGCCCGAACGCCTTGTCGTGCGCCCAAGATCGCCAATCCCTTTGCCGACTTTATCGAGCTCGGTGACTGCGAGTGTGCCATCGGCTTTGATGACTATTTTTAACTCTCTGTTACTCATCGGCCTTTCTTTCTGTAGTGTCTTCTGGCGGCAGAAATACTCATTTCCTTTGTTCCTTTGCCCCCGAACATGCCCAAAAGCGTCGAATCAACAATCGGGCATTCGGCCAGGTCTTTAAGCGCCAGTAAATATGCCAGGTAATCCATTTCGCCGACCGTATCGAGAGTGAAATGGTAGCCTCGGGCGACCCGCAGGCGCTGTTCCCATTTCAGGGTCTCGATCGGCTTTTGTTCTTCATTCTTTCGGGCCCGGCTCCGCTTTTTTACGGAGCCAGGTGCGGGTCCAACGCTTTACTCAGCGCGGGATTAAATATCTTCTTATCAATCCAGGTGCGAGCGACGATCTGCAGAAGATCAAGCTGCTCGCCAAAAAGTTCGCGCACCTGGTCGCGGGTAATTGTTGCATCTGCTTTAGGATTCAAAGCTATTTCAACCACTCGGGTTGCATGCTCAATGCTGCGATTGATTCTGAGCTGCAACATTTCAGCGATATCAACTTCTGCATCGCCTTTTGCTTTTGCATTTTCGCTATCTACCTGTATGAATGAACGATAAGCTTCGTTCTGGTTCAGAGTGTATTTCAGCTCCACCGGTTTGCCGTCAATCTCAATAAAAAAGCGGTTTCCGGCTTCGCGATAAAAGTAATTGCCATTGGTCTTGTTAGTCAGTTTCATGATTAGCCTTTCTTAAAAAAGCCTGGACCAAAGGCCCAGGCAACTGGAGTTATTTAACGAACGCGTCAACAAACAAAAATTTCAATATTGTCGTTGTTTGCGGGGCTTGGCCGGCACTGACCGGTTATTCCGTAAACAAGGGTGTCTTCCCGATCTTCCGGGCCAAGGTTATCGAAAACGGCCCGGCGAGCCTGCACATGCACTATATTGCCTGAAGTCGAGCCAACCTTAAAGCCGAATGGAAACTCGGTGCGGGCCCGAAGCTTTTGCCAGAATGCAAACTCATCTTCGGGTAACGCTTCAGGGTTAATGCGGAATTGATTGTCGCGATTTGCAATTCTGTAACACTCAAGGCCCTGGGCATAGTTGACGTTTTTCTTTTCAACAATGCTGTTGTTGGTCTCAAGACCTATTGTGTCGATAGCCAGACCGCTAAATGCGTCGATTTGAAAATCAGCGCTTTCAACGATCTCGGGAATCTCGTCTAAAAAACTGTGGTCTGGAACTGTTGAAGCAGCAATAGAAGCAAAGACCGTCTTGAAGTTGAACTGCAAACTTGCGATTTCACCGGCAGGCGCGTTAATGGTAACGTTGCCGCGGCCTCCGCCACCTTTAAACAGGAGCTCATCAAGATAATGATAAAAATACGCACTTTTAAAAGTGCCATCGTGGGCGGTCGGTCTGTATCTTATGCCCGGCGGGTAGCAGTAGACATACCAGGCATCGCCTTCAGTCAGGGACCCGCTAGCAAAAGTGAAGGTGATCGAAGCGCCTTCGTCTCCCAGGGTAATCGGCGTTGCCGTTGTAACGACATTTGCTGTGCTGTTTTGAGTAGCATCGCCCTGGCATATCACAGAAACTTCAGCAACGGCCGAGGCGCCGCCTGTTGTAACAGCTACTTTGTAAACCCTGGGCACCGCCCCGGTAAAAGTGCCTTCAGACAAAACAGCCAGGCCACTTAACCCGGTATTGCCAAAAGCAGCTATCGGATCATCAATTGCCGCAGCTGCCAAAACCGCTTTCGTAAAGCCGCATGCTTCAAGCAGAGGACCCCAGAATGGCTCAGTTCCTACAGCGCCGCTGGCAATAAGCTCGCAAGCAAAGTTAAAATCAATTGTTTCTGCACCGATTAGCTTTTTTGCCGCATCAATGCCCTGGTTCACAATCAGGCGGCGCAACTCGGCAAAGTTGTAGCCAGGCAAAAACTTATCGGTCGGTATAGCGTTTGCTGTGGTCAGTGTCGGGTCTTCATTAATATTGTCTTCAAGACCTGCCAACAGCAGCATAGCGTTTGTTCTCATGTTAACCTCCTTCGGTTAAATCGTTATATCGATAGCGTATAGTCAAACCAAGTGTCCCTGATGCCCAGGGCTCATAAACCTGGTTGTCGGGTTGGCGACCGGTAATCTCTGCTTTAATTGCCGCGCCGCCTAACGTGCGGTCAGCTGCAATACTTCTGCCAATCAACGCGGCTTTTTCGCGCCAGATTTCTGCAGCGGCCTGCGCTTCAGATTTAACAACATGCAGCTTCAATATCAGTTGCCAGGTCGATTCGATTCTGTTTTGCAGAAAATCCCTGAAGCTTTCTGAGCCCGGCTCAATAATCACGGCAGGAAATTGCACCTCTGACAACTCACGCCAGCCAAGTTTTCTGGTCGTTACCAGGGCAAAGCCGGCCGAAGTAAGAATCGTCGCCAGATTGGTTAAAACGGTATTTCCCTTGGCCGTCATGCCTGCCTCGCTGTCAGCCGCCATGTCTGGCCCCAGAACCAAACGTTTTTCACCATATCGATGAAGCCCTCTTCGACCTGATACATAACTCTGCGATTGCCTTGCGGCGAATACCCACTTAGGGCATCACTAATCTGTTCAAGATAGTGATAAGCGCCATCATGGCTGCGCAAGTCCTTGATCTGCAGGGTTATGGTAAATTCAAGCGTTCTTTCCTGAATTAATTCATCGAGATTAGTGGGCTCTTCAAACCCGCTTCCGCCATAGGAAACAAGTATAAGCCCGTTTTGAGACGGCAACTTTTTAAAATCTTCAGGCTTATCCGGAAAAGCGTATACCGGCAGATCGGTGATCTGACTTTTCAGTTGATTAACTATAGCCGTTTCGATCGTGTCAATCACTGTAGTCACTCAAGCTTTCTTTGGTAAAAACCCGGCCATCGGCAAAGTAATCGGGGCCGCCGGCAGAAGTCGGACCCGTGCCGGTATCCTGATCAATGCCAAGTGAAGCGGTGCCTCTTGCCACGTCTTTAAGAAAAGAAATCGCGTTTTTGTAGCGCAAAGACACTTCATCGGTCAGATTAGACCCGAAAAGATTGTAGCGGGCAATATCGCAGGCGAGCTTTTTCAACGTGCTGGGCACAGTGGCCAGAGGCAATGCATACCTGACTGCCAGGTATGCATTAATCTCTGCCGTAGCGTCGCTCAAAGATTCATCAACAACTTCGGCGTCGTAAGCTCCGCTCGGGGGAACGGCACGATCAGTCAGCTGAATTAGTTCAGCTTCACCGAAGCGATCGATCATGTCCTGAACAACGGCGTAACTCATTTTTCGCTGTCCTTAGCTGCCGTCGATTTCTCTTCAGCGACAGCCCGAATTGCCTTGCAAGCGAGCAGTGGTCTGGCATGCTTATCGCTTAAGTCGATTCCGTCGCCAGGTTCAAAGACCTTGCCGTCGTGCTTTACCTGCACCAGGCATTCGTAAGCTGGTTTTGTAGTTTTAGCCAAATCAGACCTCCTTAGCCAACGGCATTTTGAATGAAGTAACCGAGCATGTCGGCCGTGATTACTTCTTTGACGGTTTCGCCGACAACGATTCTTTGACCACCGCGCAAACCGATTTTGCTGTCGGGCTCAGAGCCCGCAACGCGTCTGCCGTATTGAGCAGTAAAACCGAAGCTCATGCGGTTATTGTTCGGGCCGGCCATGCGATCACGATAGAGCAGCGCAATATGCTTGCCCCATACGCGAGAAAGCGCAACATCTTCGCCTTTTTTGGCCGTATTTAAGTAAGCCTCGCCGACCAGGATATCTTCAAGCTCAAAAAGTTCTGCAATCTGGCGTTTAGTCGCAATGCCTGCATCACCGGCGTTGCCGTGAACTGCCTTAACAATTTTCGGATGCACAGCAAGCTTCGAGAACACGGCACGGCCCATCACAGCAATATTGCCGCGCATGATCATGCTGTCGAGCGAATCCATAAACAAGGCAATCGGATCAGAAGCAACAAAGTCGTTAAGCTGATCAGAGCCGGACAGCGCTGTTTTATAGCCGGTAGCATAGCTGTCGGCATTAAACACTAGGTCAGAGGTCCGCACTTCGCGATCGAGCAACACCAGGTCCATAAGGCCTTCGGCTGAACGGTTTTTCGGATTGTAATTTGCCGGAGCGTTATCGATATCTGACTGCGGAATGCTGTCTTCAAGACCGTAGTCCGAGCAAGAGTCAGTTTCTTCGGTAGCCGAGAAGCTGACTTTGTTCGGCTGGCCTTTTCTGCCGACGAGCGTATTTGGAATAGTGAAACCTTCAGACAACTTGTGCTTAAGCCACTTGAATTCAACCTTGCCAACTGGCTGGCGGGGCAAAACCTCGTCGGCAATCAGCTTAGAATTGCGGTATGCAATGACGATCGATGTCATTACGGGATCAATTGGAAAAGGGGTTTTAGACATTCAAAATCTCCTTAGTGTCTATGATCAGGCTGCAGTATGCGGACAAACCACACAGGGAACGATTCTGGCGGCGGCACCGGTTTCACGAACAATTCCAATGGCGCGCTCGCCTGTCGAAGCAAGAACGGCTTTGCCGTTTGCGTCAGAAGTGAAAGAGCGACCGGCAGCAATGGCTCCGGCACACAAAACCTCGGCCTCGCCCATCATAGTGATGTCGATGCGCTCTTCGTCTGCCACGTCGCCGGGCTGACACACAACACCAAGGCCGGTGGCCGCAGCCGCGTCAGATTTAGCGGCCTGATTATCGTCAGTTCCCTGCTTGGCAATCAGATACTGAGAATTTACGCCTTCTGAAATGTAAGTTTTGATTAACGGGTTCACTGGTCACCTCCTACAACGCGCTCAACTGCTTCAGAGAAAGACAAAAGCACGCCTTTGTCCTGGCATTCCTGGCGCAACTGTGTCGCTTTTTCTGCGACCTGTTCCGGAGACATGCTTCCGGGAGCCGCGTCGGTTTCGGCCGCAAATTCAGCCAGTTCAACAACCTTAGGCTGCTTTTGCAGATATTCTTTAAAAAAATCAAGGGGAGTCTTTTCGGCTTCAGCGAATTCAATAGCCTCACCATCGTTGATTGCTTCCATAAAACTCACCAGATCTGTTTCAAAAGCCGGCAAAACCTTGCCGTCTTTTTTAAGATTTTCAACAAACGCCGAGAATTCCAGGCGTCTTATACCGCGCTCGCGAGCAGTCAGATCAGCCTCTTTTTTACTGAGCTCGCTCGCCCTGGCTTCAATAGCCTTTTTTTCTTTGTCCAAGTTAATTGCCTCCTGAGTATTTTCTGATCCCAGCTTTTCAACAGGGTCTTTGTCGCCTGCTGCTGCTTGATCAGTCTGGTCTTTAGTTTCTGGTGTCTGGCCCGAGTCGGCATTTCGATCGCCAGCAGAGGCGTCTCCTGTATCCGGAAGGGAAAATTCAACACACAAAACCTCGTTTTCGTCAGCAGCCAGGCTTACCGGGTCTAAGCCGGGAATCGCAGGCGCAGCTGCGCCGAGAAAGCCGACGTGCTTCAGGTAATATTCGCCCGGCTTGGGGTTCGACGGATGATTTGGAGTGAAAAGACTGGCAGAAACTTTTTTGTAAAGCCCCTTTTCAACCATTTCTGCAAACTGTTCGACGAGCTTTTCAGGCTCTGCCAACAGCTTTTCACCATGCGACTTAACAGCTTTTATCCAACCGTAGGCCGGCGCGTCATGCTTCGGATGCCCCACAACGATGGGCGACTGATAAAGCTTCGGATCGTAATTCGCAGCAACGGCAGCAAGATCAGCAGCAGCAAAGCTCACTTCTTTGCCATTCCTGGCTTTGAATTTGCCGGGTCTTAAAATATGAATAGGATTCATAGCTGCCTCACTCACAAATCAAAGTGCCCGTAGCTGCAGCAGTTCGACCGATGTAATAAACACTGGGGGTCGTAGTGCCAACCGTGATCGCGTCGCTCAGCGTATCACTGGCAAGTCCTGGGTAATCTGTGCCGCTGGCCACGTCTGAGGGCCCGTAGTTTGCCCCCGCGCCAGGCACGATGTAAACCCGAAACTTTTTGGTTCCGTCGGGCAGAGTCGGCACCTGCACGGCCGTGTCTGCCGGAATGCTGAATGTTGCGGTAGCCGGCACCAGATAGCCGACCGATGGTTCGGTTATTACCGGCACCACATAGTCAGTGTTGGTGGTCTGCTGTGAGCCGCCGGGAATGAAATAGCGAGTATCCCCGGCCATCACAATAGCGGCGGTTGCAATCATTAAAACAATCATCAACAGTCCGCCGGATTTGAAAAAATTGCGCATTTAAGCCTCCTTGAAATGTTTTTAAGAACTTTCAAGGATTAAAATACGCATTAAATGCCGTGCCAAACAGGTGAAAGGTTTCAGTAAAACAACAGGCTTTCCCCAGGCTTAAAAAATTGCCAGGTAAGCCCCGCTTTAATATACCCTCATAATTGCCCGGAATCGGGGCAAATTGAAGTCGAATCTATTAGAACGAACAAATATACCCTTTTTGATTTTACAAACCCCTCAAAGGCCGGTTTTTGTAAGCCAGAGGTTAATTATCTCTAAAATTTCAGTCTCATCAGACTTGCTTACGCCCAAGAACGGCCTTGCCGGGATAACAGAACCCGGATGATGAATTTCTTTAGCAAAAAATACGTTGCCACCACCGCCTATCCATCTTAGTGCCTTTGCTTTTTTAGGCCTGATGACATGGGCCGATGTTTTGCCGCCAAACTGGTGAATTGCGGCATAAGGCTTATTTGTGCCAAGCGTTACCTGCTTTTTGCCGGCACGATAATCAATACTACTAAGCAAGCCACCCCGCCTGCCCTGCTCCTGCAATATTCTGGGATTTTTCTTTTGCATGCGGGTAGTTTTCAGCAAAGGTTTCCATGGCTTTTCGTCGGGATCGACCTGGCGGTCAAATCGCTCTTGGGTTTCATTAAGCAAATGCTCGCCAATATCTTTCATTATCGGCGAAAGATCGCCGCCAAGCGCCTTTTTAGCAGACTGAAACAGTTGTGTTATCTGCTTGTCGCTAAATTCAATTTCAATTTTCGGCACCTTGACACACCAAGCCTTTCGGTTTATATTTTTAGTAATGCGACCGTGGGCCTGAACCCATTACGGAAGCAGCGGGGGCACGTCATTCAGGTGGCGTGCTTATCAACTTTTCAGAAGAAGCTTTCCGGTTCGTTTGCTATTGACATATTTTTCATTGAAAGTCGGATACATAGTAGTCACTGACAATTTGCCATTAACCGCATTGGCCACCACAATCAAATTCTTTTTGCCAGTGGACCCGGAATCATAACCCTTGAAGAAATTCAAAACCATTCTAACCTTGCCACTGGTGTCGTTTTGTTCAAATCTAGCCCACACTTCGGCCGGTTTTTCAATCGCGTTGCCAAGAAATTCAATAAAATCCAGTCTTTGTAAATCTTTGTTGTCCTCTACCAAATGCCTGGCTAAAAACCGTGCGTCCATTGCGATTTTATATTCATGGCCGTTTGCTTTAAAGCTAAAAACAGGCTCTTCTCCGTAAAGTTTTTTTAGCGATTTAGCCGCATCAGCAACGCCTTTAGCTTGAATTTTATAAGTCGGTTTAACTCTGGCCAGCGGCAGGCTTTTGTCTAATCCCAGACTTTTCCAATCTTCGCGCACGCCGACGGCAGACCAGTTTTTAACCCCTGAGACCAGCGGAACCGAGCGACTCATATCGCCATAAGCGGCCTGACCAGGATTGTAGTCCCAACCCGGATCAATATCTTTCGGCACCTTGAGGGTTCTTGCTTCTGAGCCTTTACCGACAACCTGATCAACATAATCAATCTCTGGTGACTGATCGACCCTTTTACCGAGCCTTTTTAAATCGCGCTCTGATCTGGCCACCACACGGCAGCTGCAGCCCCAACCATTCGGGGGGTAATGACTTCGCCAGAACGGGTCATCAGCAGGCAATACCAGGCCATCGAGCCTTAAGTGTCTAATTCTTGGGTTTTTCGATCCGCCATGCTTGTATTCCCAATAAGGGCGGGTGGCTAAGACATCTGGATCAGTCATCTGTTTATAGCGACCGGCCTGGTAAGACGTGGTCATATTTGTCTGAAAAATCACCCTTGCCCGCCAGCCAGGACTGCCCTTATGGACCCATCCATGCTTTTTTACAATCTGATCAAAAGATTCCTTAAACTCTTTTAAACCAGTGCCTTTCTTCATTGCTGAGGCAATAGAATTGCGAAAATCAACAAGCAACTCGTCTCGAACAGCCCCGGCAACAACAAATGCTCTACTGTGGCCGCCGCCAAGCAAATCGGTGTATTTTTTTGTTGGCAAATTCACTTTCTGGGCAAAGAACTCTATCTGCTCTTTGAATTCCTGATCAAATTTAAAGCCGACTTCACTCGCCATCGACTACCTCGCTTCGGCCTTTCAATTCAGATAAAACCATGGCATTTTCCATAATCACGCCCAAGGCAGTCGGATCAAGGTCTTCATAAACATCTAGCAGCTTATCAAGCATTTCGTCATAGCTCTGCGACTCTTCGACAAGCTTTTTCAAGGGCTTAAGCAAGAGCTCCATGGGTTTGCCTGATTTTTCAGCAAATGCTTCGGCCAGTTTCGCGACATCACTGCTTTCGGCAGTGGCAAACTCTGCCGGGTTACCTGGCCGCTGATCCGTCGCCCGATCTTTGGGCTTTGGCTCAACAAGATCAAAATCATCTTCCTGCAGATTATATTCGCGTATGTAATACTTCTTGCGAAGCTTAACTCCGGTTTCAGTCAGACTTTTATCGCGTTGGGCTTTTTGCACCAGGTCTTCCGGCTCGCTGAAATCACGCCAAAGTCTTGGGTAAGGCGCTCCGGGCATGTTAAAGTCGATTATCCACTTAACCAGGGTCTCGTTTAAAACTTCACACAATGCGTCGGCATCATATTTAGCAGTCTCCAGTCGCACTTCGTTGCCGATTTCGTCGCGGGCGCGACTGCCGCTATCGCCGCTCTGGTTAGTTGTGCCCGTTTCTCCGAGCACCACTTCAGATATCTGCTCATCCATGTAGCGCACCAGTTTTTCATAGCTGTCTATTCCGCTTTTAGCCGCTTCAAGTAAAGCAATATCCATGCCCTCGGGCACAATTACTCCGGCATCCTGAGCAATCGCCTGCAAAGCTTCAAGAAGCTTGTCGCGCTCTGGTTTGGTAGCGCTGGCCGGGTATTTTCCGACTGAAGTGGGGCTGCCGAATTTATCGCAAAAAGTGAGCCAGAACGTTATTCCTTTGCGTTTAAAAAATACGGGCCAGAAAAGACTGTTGCCAAGCCCGAAGCCGTAAGGGTTATCATAGCGCTCATCGTGGGTATATCTGATAAATTTTCTCTCCGGCACGGGTATGCCGGTCAGTGAATTGTTCATTCTCAAAAGGCGCAGCTCATAACCTTTTTTGTCTGAGACAACAAAAGTGAAACGCTGTTGTTTTCTGAATTTAATCTTAGCCGGCCTGACTTCGCCAGACTCTTGCACCCACATTACTTCGCCAATGGAAAAACCCTTCAAAACAGCATCAAGAAACCCAAGAGTCACACTATCGATGCCGATCTTTTCAATGTGGCTTCTTACGAGTTCGGCGGATTTTTCTGCTTCGGGCGATTCGTCGGCTTCATTTACAAACCATTCGCGAGAGATAACAGCGCGTTTGCGCTTGGCTATCACGGTGCGAACATGCGGATCAGTTTCGAGATCTTCATAAGTCTCAAAGTTTCCGCCCTTGCGCTGCAAAACCTTGTCAGGATTTGGAATCAAACCGCCGTAAAGCGGTATTTCGTCGCGAATATGAGCAACTTCTATTTTTAGTTCCCTGGGTAATTTCTTTGCTTTCGTAGCCATTGTCAGCCTCCAAGATAATCGGCCAGGCGGGTTGAATTACACTTGCGCGGCCCGGCGCTTTCAAATTCAATCGGTGCGGAAGTTTGTAGCGATGCGTGCCAGGCCAGACAGCCGGCAATCGCAGAGTCACCATGTCTTTTCTCGCCGTTCACGCCTTTTCGGTGAGCGGTCTCAGGCACCTTGGGAACTCCCTTGTTTGTTTTCACCATTCTGTGATCGCCTTTAACGTCAGGGTCCTGCGGTAACACAATCTGGCCGTCTTCCATGCCGCTTTTGTATTTGGGAAAAAACTCGCCATAAAACTGCTGAGACGGCATTATCTGAGAAATTCTCGCAGCGCCATACCTTTGCAGCGCAACTTCCGCAATGTAACTGCCGTTGCCGCGTGCATCGTGTGAGCCATGCATAAAACAGGGCAGCGAATCTACGGTCAGAAAAAGAATCTGCTCCTGCTGCTTAAATGGCACATTCTTCATTTCGATCATGAAAGGCGTAGTGCGTAGCTGCCCGTATTTTACCAGCGGCCAGAAGCTCGTTAAGTCACCGGAACGGGCAAAGTCAAAGCCGTAATAGGTTTTGATCTGTCGCCTGGAGACCTTGTTAAGGTCATCAATAACAGGTTTAATATTGTCGATCCACCAGGCATTGCAAACAGCCGTTCTTTCTGCCTCTGGCCTGGTGACAAACTCATCTTTAAAGGTCAGTCTGAATATCGGTATGCCAGGCTGACTGACCGAATCAAGCAGGACATTAGAAAAGTAAAGCCCGGTGCCTTTTGACGGAATGCAAAAGAGCTCTTCTTCTACTGATTCGCCGTAATAATCAATAATTTCCTGGCGCCAGACGTCCTGGCTTTCCTGGGACCACTCTTTGCCCATTTTCAGGCAGATTCTTTCATAAAACCCTTCCGCCAGCGCATCATCAAAAGTAATTGTATGCAGGCTGTATTTAAACTTGCCTTCATTAATAGCTTTTATCAGTTCGTTAAAGGGGTTATCTTCGCCGTCATGCGTTGAAATAATGCAGACGCGACCGCCCCAGATAAGCAACGCCATGGCTGCTTTAATAAGTTCATCAAGCTGGTCATGGAATGCTGCTTCATCGATTATTACCAGGCCCTGTTTCCCGCGCAAGTTAGCCGGGCGCGATGAAAGAGCGGTAACGCGAAAGCCAGAGGCAAATACCACGCGAAATGCAAGAATATCTTTGTCTTCATCTTCGAGAACTACTTCTTCCATTTCACCCGCAGTCAGATTGTAATGCCTGGCCCAGAATCCAACGTCACGAATGAATTCCTGCGCCATCTCTTTGTTGTAACCGATATACCAACTATCCATGCCGTTTTCTGCCGCAGCCTCAAGGGCCGATTCAGACGCCTGGGCCCATGACAAACCAATACGCCTGGACTTTTCAGCCAGGCGAACCGGAGACTTATCAGCAAGCCATTTTTGCTGATACGGTAATAAAACGGTTGGTGCGTTCATGTTTCGGCTATTCCCAGAATGCTGCGCCTGATTGCCTGAACTGCCTCGTCAGACAAGCCGCCTTTTTTCACAACTTTTTCAACTTCTTGCGCGGCATCAGAAGCTTTTTGCCTGACTTCGGCGGCATATTTCTTAATATCGATCGAAGTGCGATTCACCAGACTAACCATTTTGCCCAGGTCGGTCAGTTTAACTTTGTCCGGGTCTACTTCCATTTTTGTCAGCACTTCAAAAGACTTCTGCTGCACCAGGCGCGTCAATGCTTCGCCAAAGTTATTGGCGTCATCGGGGCAGGCATCGACAACGGCCTTGGCCATTTCAGTAGACATTTTAATAGCCTGCAGGGACTCTTCAAAATCTGAGCCGTAGCGATGCAAACTGCTTTTGCTGATCTGATAGCCCTTCTTAGCTAGGGCGACAGAAAGCGCTTCGTAGCCGGAAAAATCTGATTCAACCAGATACTTGTCTAGCCATTCTTTGACCTTTGCCGGCAAGGCTTTTACTGAACTTCTTTTTGGCATAATCAGCCTTTCGCAATTCCGGCTGGTGCCTTTGTTGCATATTCAACAATGTCGCTGCCGTAGGGAAGAATTTTAGCCGCCCAGGTTGCTCGATCACGGTCTATGATCTTGATGGCTTTTTGCTCTTCCAGGTAATCGAGATGATTTCTCAACTCATGCTTCAAAAGCATATGCCCGACCCTTTGCAGTATTGTCATCAGAGTATCTTCGTTTGCACCTGTGGCACCAGTTGCATTCAGTGTTTGCAAAATCCGTCGGCGGATTGTCTGCACTTCTGCAAGATGGATTTCGTCTGTTTTTAGCATCAGTTTTTCGCCCCCCTGGCCGTAAGTTCATCCAGTTTGCGATTAATCATCGCCAGAGCCGTAAGAATTTGATCTTCCTGTCTTTGACAGTCGTCTTTTAAAACATAGCTGCGCGGCATCGAAGCAAGTTCAGAGTTTATGCCGGCAACACTCTTTTCGATAGCCGTAAGGCGTGTTGCCAGTGCCTCTTCATTTTTGCTTTGCAGCCAGCGGATTATACCAACCAGAAAGCCTGACCATGCGAGTCCCAGAGTAACGATAATTGGTATAAGTTGTTGAAGTTCCATGATCTTCTCCTGGTTAGAATTTAAAATTGAAGCTGGTGCCAACCCTGACCTCAGGCTTTTGCCCTTGTCCGGCCTTAAGCTCGGCGAAGAGCCGCCTCGCCTTAAGGCCAAGGCTGACACTATTTTTGTCAGCCAGAACAGTCACTTCACCTTGTCCTGGCTTGATATAGGGTTTGCTACTGGCAGAACCCTTATGCCCGTCTCTTTATCCAGCTTGTCAGCTGCACTTAAGCCCTTGGCCATAAGCTCGGCATCAGCTTCGAGTTCAGCAGGCATTTCACGGCCGTGAGTCTTTTTAAAGTAATCGCGGAGTATGGTTATGTATTCGCCATATTTGCCGCCCTTAAGTATTTTTCCCTGGCGCTGAAGCTCTTCGACAAGCGACCAGACCTGCCAGGCGAAATCACGAACCCAGGGGCGGTTTTTCTCGACAAAAGCGACTATATTGTCATCAACAGTCGTTTTGGTATGCGGCGCGATTGTGCGCAGCAAAGCGTAAAGCGAAGTCAGAAGCGACACAGCGATGGCCAGGTTGGCCGGGGTAAGATATTCGGTCATAAAAATCTCCTTAATCGATATAGAAATGGGGTTTGTCGACAAAGTTTTTCCAGTTGCCGCCCCACTTGAGACCAATTCTTTCGGCGACTTCGCCCATCAGGGCCCAAAGTTTCGGGTCATTCCAGACAGCGCGGTTCTTGCCTTCAATTTTGCGCAACGGCACGGCATCAAAAGCTTTTGAAGCCGGCTTACCGTCAAGTGTAAAGTTGTGATCACTCTGTCCACCTTTGGCGTTGGTAACGATTTTGCCAGGCTTAGTTCGGCCTTTGGCGTAAAGCTCGTTCTGCTCTTCCGGCGAGCGATAAGTCATATAAATTAAAGCGTCGACGCCCTCATTTTTGCATTCGCGCTTAAATTCTTCTGCCAGCGGCTGCAGGTCAGGGTGAAGTTCATCTATTCTTCTGCTTGCCACAAGTCACCTCCTTGGTTGTGCTGATACCAGAAATAACAATTCAGACAACAAACAAACAGGTGAAACCCTTCACAGAAAACGAAATAATGCCGAAACAAAAACTATAGTCAAACCATGTGTCCAAATTCAGGTTGACTAATTAACCTGGCTCGTCTATCTTTTAATCAGGAGATTAACATGCTTAAACGACTACCTCAGTTCGCCGTCAAGTTTGGTTTTTGGCATGGTGCAGCAAGCACCTTTGATCTTTTAGGAAGCTCTTTCAAGCCGGAGCCTCTAAAATTGAGCAACCGAACCGACCTGCAATCCCTAACGTCTGATTGGGAAGCAATTGGCAAAGACTTTCAGGTTGCCATTGTGAATTTTAGAAAAGAAACAACTGACACCGAATTCAGATGAATCACGAGCGAAAAAGCAGAAGGGCAAAAGAGCGAAAAGAGCTTGCTCAAGCCAAGACCACACCGTCACAAGACAAAAATCTTTCTCTGCCCCAACCGCAGCTAGACCAAGTCTATTTAGCGCAGCATTTTTCCGGGCCACTGCCAACACCAAAAGACCTTGAGTATTACAACCATATTTGCCCTGGTGCGGCAGACAGAATAATCAGAATGGCTGAAAAAGAGCAAAACAGAAGAATTGACGAGCAAAACCACATAACCAAATACAATGAAACAGGGCTGACGGAATCGGCTAACATTACAAAACAAGGCCAAAAATACGCTTATCACATTGCCATTTTCATGCTGGCCATTATCAGCGGCGCAACTTATCTCGGGCAACAAGGTTCGGTTATTGCGCTCTCCATAGCCCTGGGCAGCGGCGTTGTAAGTGCATTTTTATCCGACAAAGACAAAAAGAATAATTCTACTGAAGAGCAACTTCAACAAAAGCAACAAATAGAAGATGCATCACAAGAAAACAAAAAAGCCGGCAAGTGAGCCGACTTTTTTTGTTATTGGCAGTTGGTTAGCTTTTCGGTCAGAGACGAACTGAATCGCTTTCTATAAGCTCAAGGCCTTTTATTTTTTTTAATTGGTTTACCAGGGTTTTGGCTTTTTTAAAATTTGGGAAATAGTAAACAATTCGATCGTCTAATTTCGGAAACCGTTGCCTGGCCTTTTTTTGCCACCGAAGATTTTTTCACACGCTTTCTTTTCTTTAGGCTTGTAGTAAGCGCGGGTCTCTTTATGCCAGAATTTTTCTACTAACGCCTTGTATTCGTCCTCTTCGCCACCGTAACAGTATTTATATTTAATCTGGCCATTTAAATAAACCATCAGGCGTCGCTCGCCTTCTTTGTATGCTTCTCGGGCAACTTGAATTTCATCTTTTCCAAGCTTGAACCTAGTCCCTGCAAACCAGCCCAGAAACGTCTTCTCAATTTCAGCCCACTGTTCTTTAGTGATCATTTATTTGCTCTCCTTCTTAGTCTATGTTCTGCAGGCGACCTGCATTCTTTCCTCTTCTTCTGGCGTATGTGGCCCGAAGTGCTTTCTTGCCATACCAGTGGTTAGAAATTCGCCGCAAAACCAACAGCGCAAGAGGTAGCAAACCTTGTGTTTCTTTCCGTTTATAGTCACACAGCCGGTTAATCTGGCTTCATTCATTTGTTTGGCAACGTGCGCCAGCAGCTCTTCTTTACTTCTGCTCATGTGAATCTTTCTGTGCCAGCTTCTTTCGGCAGGCTTTGCAGTTGTCGGGTGAATTGTCGTTACTCTGCTCGACGGCGCCGCCGAAGCCCCACTTGCCGCACAACGAAACACCGTTCTTGAAGTAATGGGCTTTTTTGGTTCTTATAGGCCAGCCCCAGCCTTCGTTTGTTTCAGTCATCCTCAACCTCCTGCTTCTTTCGGATCTTTAAGCGTAGCTTTGCATTTTCGGCTTCGAGTTGTTTAATCCGGCTTTCTCTGTCAACAAGCTCATTCCAGACCACGCGAATCATCACCAGCTTTTCTCTAGTATCTACGGCGCCGCCTTCTGTCACCAATTCTGAAAAATATTCCAATGCAGCTTGTAGGGTTTCCGACATAAATTCTTCTCCTGTTTGTTTGAGCCAATCGGGCGCGGGGTTGGCCGGCCCGACCGGCGGCAACAAAAATGAAATTCTCCCCATCTGGGTTGTGGGTGATCCGGCACGGCCTGCGATCATCCCATCATAGCCGGGGCAGGATTCGAACCTGCCTGCCAGAAAGGCAATCATGCCAAAACTCTCTGGCTCCGTGGCGACTGGCGACTAATCGCCACCCGGCGTTATAGTCAAATCATCTGTCCAATTTGAAGCACCGCACCAGGCGGTTTATCTTCGCGTAATTGTCAAGAAAATGTTGAGCTGCGGTTGCAGTTAAAAAGCGCTCTTTCAAGGGCTTGTAAACTTTTTTTGTGCCGCCGAACCAGGTGTATATTCTGAACTGGCCATCCCGGCCCTTATCGACCAGTAAAGTTCGCCGCAAACCAAGCCACGCTCTTTTAGCCAGATACCTTTTACCTTCGCTTTTCATCATTCGACCTTTCCGCCGCTAAGTTCTTTAAGATCAGACCTCAGCTTATTGTTCTGATTTTCGAGTTTTGATACTTTTTCAAGCAGATACTCATTATTGCTGCGCTCATAAGCGAGACAACGCTGCAGAGTCTCTATGTAATTTTTGTCCTCACGGCTCACTAATCTTCCTCCTTTTTGTCATCCTGCAGGTCACATAGCGCCTTATAAGCCGCTCTTGCTCGCTCTATGTCGCTACTAAGAACGGCGGCAATGTATTCGTTGGTAATCTCCTGCACTTTTTTGCCACGCCTAACAGTGTTTTTTACTATTTCAACTGTCATCTTGCGAACCTCCGAACAACTCAAGCTGAGTAGGCACTTCAACCCCGGTCTTTACGGCATTAACAATCTGATAAACCCGGCGGGAAGTAATGCCGAATTTGTCGCAGATTTCGCGCAGAGAATACCGGCCAAACATGTCGGCGATCTCGCGATCGCGCTGATTGTATTCAGCGTGCACGCCCTTCGGAATATAAACGCTGTCGCCGCCGATGGCCGTCATGACTGCATGAGCACAGTGCAAGCCCAATTCGACCGCTTTGCGTTCGTCGAGACCGTCTTTTATCAGCTGATCGCCGACAAATTCAGCAACAGTCTGCATTATTTCGGGCAAATCTTTTACGTGCTTAGTCATACGACCCCACTTTCAAGCAACCGGCCTGCCGTGTCGCTTCGCATCTTTAACCAGGGCAGCAATAATTTTCCCCAGGTCGCGCGGCGTGCAAAACGCCAGGCGATCGACTTTACAAATATTTTTTGCCATAGAATTGGCATAAGACCATGGCCGGCCGGCTTCGGCCAACATAGCTTCAATCTTTGCCAGCAAGCGTTTTCTGCTTGGCTCGCTGAAATTATGGGGCTTTCCGTTTGTGTAATCGGAGCGCCCCCAGCCCTGGGAACGAAAGTATGACAGTAGCCTGCGTCTGCCCAATTCATCAAGATCAGCGGCACTTTCTACACCGCAGTTCTGCTTAAGAACTATGCGATACAAATCATCATCAAGACCGAGCTCTTTTTTTGCCAGGTGAATCATGGCAAGCTGTTTTCTGCGTTGTGCTTTCTCATCCGCCATCTGTCTGCTCCTTTTTCAACTTGTAGGCCGTAAGCCCCACGACCTTGTCTGACTGGAAATTTAAGCCCGGCTGCTTTGGCCCAGCCTCTTTAACTTTGGGCATTGCCTTGCCGGACTGCCTTAACTTATGCTTGCAGATCGCACAGATTTTTTTGTCTTTGGGAATCGGATTACTCTTGCACACCGGACAGCCATGCCACCCGTTGCGCTTCATGTGATCGATCCAATCTTTCTGCGCCGCCCTGGCTCTGTTTATTGTTTCCTGAACACTACTCACAGCCGCCCCCCTTTTAAAAGCGACCCCGAAGGCTCGCTGCCGTCAGATAGACTCTAACTTCACTTCGTAAGGCTCAATAGACAGCTCTTCTTTTTCTTTAACAATGGCAATGCCTTTGATGCCAGTAACAGCCGCCTGCTCATCAAGTATTTTGTCTTTATTTATTTCTTCTTTGATGCGTATAAATCTGATCAGCTTTTTCTTTTTAAGCAGCTCGATCACGTTTTCTTTTTTGGTAATGCGCACCGATGGCGGACATTTTCGCCAGGATATGGTGCCGGATGGTAAGTTAACGGTTTTCTGCTTGCCGCCGTCGGTAAGCTCATCGCGATGAACTTCGCAATATGCCTGGATGCCGGCCGTAAGCGTTTTTATAGCCTCGTTAACCGGCTCAGCCTCTTCTTCATAGCGCTGTTTTGTTTTTGTGATCGAGTTGTTCATGTCATTCTCGATCTTGTTCCTGATTCGCTCCTGGCGTCCCAGTTCTGCAATCTTGTCAACGAGGTCCTGCCTGCTTGTCGGAATCTGATGATTCGCCACCGTTTTTGTTTTAGCCATTTTGTTTGTATCTCCTTTCAATTTTCTGCCCTACCAGGCAGTCGCAACACTTCCAGACCCAGGGGCGCATTTCGCCCCGATAAACCAGCGTTCGTGCATGTAGCCGCCTTAACAAACAAACCCTTTCGGGAATTGTCTTGCGCCAGGCTAGGCACCTGATCAGTGGAGGCATGTTTGTTTCCAGCGCTCAAACGCCCTATGGAAACGCTTGACGCTTTTTTGCGCCAGAGCTGTTAAAAACTCCAGTTCACGATCAGACGGCGGGAACTGGCACATTGCTTCGCCAAGGCGACAAACATCGTCTGAGGCCTGTTTTAAATAGCCAAGCACAATGTCTATTTCTTCAGTTATTTTTTCAGGGTCGCGGGCCAGAATCATCTGAAATGCCTGGTCACGCAACATGGCATGAATGCTTACCGTAAGCGATTGAAGATGATTAATTTTAGCTGTTTGAATCATGCTTTCGCTCCTCTCCGAAAAGACCGGGCGCGCAGCCGCAAAACGGGCAGTAGTTAATCATAAAGCCATCGTCGCCCCGAGCCTGCTTATACTTCACGCCATAGAAAACTGAAATTGCCCGGCCCAGGTCATTGCGGCGAACAACTTTTACCGGCACAAAACCTTTGCCGGCAAAGCCTACACCTTCAAGACGATTGTCCAAGAATGTGCAGGGCTCATTAACATTGCAGCGCTCAACAAGTTTTTCTTTATTCATGCTGCCACCGCCTTTGTAAGCCGATCAACCCATTGCCTTAGTTGTGCGTTTTCTTTTTCGAGCTCATTTATTCTGCAGAAAAGAATGTTGTTATGAGGAGATTCTGGCCGCTGCTCACACTCAAAAGAATAAGAAACAGGTTTTGTTGGCGCTGTCGCTGGTGTGGACTCAACCGCCGCCAGCAGCTTTTCAGCTTCTGGCTTAGTGCCGGCTTTTCTTTGTTTAAGATCGAAGTTATAGCAACGGCCACACATGCCGCGCCCAGTGTGCGGAGCTACTTTGCCGCATTTTACGCAAGTTATCATTTTCTTTTTTGTTTTGCTCATCTTATCAGCCTCCTGTTCAAGCCACTCAACAATCAAAGGACAGGTCGCGCATTCTATGTTTTCATTTGTTCCTCTGGCAGAGCGACGCTTTGCCGCCATATGCCTTAGCCTGCACAACCCCGGATCAAACTTTTTGTTGCAGCAAGGGTCATCTTTTGGGCTCATGCTGCCACCGCCTGGTTTAAGTTGTTGTCGATGATTCCAGAGCGGGCCCGTTTGATGGTTGGTGCCTTTGGGCCTGTGTCTCGCACCAGGTAATACTGCTCTTCGCCCACGCGCCGCAAATAACCAGCCTTAAAAAGGGCTTTAACCATCTTCAAGCCGTGACTTCGAGAGGCATCTGCAACAGCAACCAGATCACCGACGGTGAATTTTTTCATGCAACGCATAGTCTGCCACATGCGAGCAATTGCGCATGGATTCTGGCTGCTGGTCGGGTTTTCTTTAAGAAACTTTTCAAGTTTTGCAACGATGTCTTCAAGATTGCGCGGCTCTTTTGGCATACTCCATAGCCAGGTGCAGATTGTTTTTCTGGGTATTCCCAGTAGTTCAGAGAGTTTTTTGGGGCTGCGGCCAATTCTATAGTAGGCCTGCATGAACAGGTCACCCCAGGGTTGATTGTTTGCCTTTTTCTGCATAGCGTCCTCCTATCTTTTTTTTGAAACCGAAGTATCGGTCAGGAAAAAGCCTGCCGAGCCCCATTTCTCTAAGTCGATTTCTTTCAGGCCCAGGGTTTTGGCGCGACGTTCAATAACATCCAGGCCGATAACAATCAGCCTAATTACGCCTTTCGACGCTTCAAATAACTTGAGAAGTAAGCTTGGTTGAACCTTTACTTCACACAGCTGATTGCAAAGAATACCGCAGTCTTCAAAGTCTGCCGTTTTAAACTCAACCCACTGCGCAATGCGGTTCACAAACTGTTCACGCAGCTGCACTTTCTTTTTAACCTGGTCCATACCGACCAGGACTATTGGCACTGACGACAGATCGTGAATATCGCGAAGGGTTTCAGTCATTTTCTTGTCTTCAACTATGTAGTCGAACTCATCAAGAAACAGTGGCCGGCCGGTAAGCCTGAGGATTTCAACAATCTGCCTGACCATTGGCGCAGCGCGAAGTTTTGTCGGCGCTACGTCAAGCTCACGAAGAATTTCCTGAAGCATTGTGCTGGGTGTCCAGGTCGAAAGTGCCCGAACGTAGACCCCATTGCACTGATTCACAAACCAGGCGGTGGCGGTGGTTTTACCAAGCCCCGATTTTCCGAAGATCAGACCCATACCCGGCGTGCCGGGTGTGCGGGTCAGAAGCGATTCACTGGCTTCTGCCAGCTGTTGTTTTGCACTTTAAATTAGCTTTATTTTGCAGATTAATTTAGATTGAACTTTATTTTGACTAATTTTAAAAATTAATTTGAACTATTGAAAATAAAGAAAGGCGAGGAATTCCTCGCCTTTCTTCCCAGAGTTTTATATGGCTTAAAGCATTTCAGTTGCCGCCAGCCTGACGTGTTCAGCAGACACTATCTTTGAGTTTTTCAACGCAGCCGCTATTAAAGCGCCTTTTAAAAAGGCCCGTTCGCAAACAAAAGAGTCTATCTGCGAAGCCCATTAAGAATTACCGACCTGTTTACATTTTTCGAAACGAAAAATATGGTCTGGAAAAGTTTCTTGATCTCGTTGAGCAATCTTGTCGAGAAAACAAGAAGGCAGTGTTATTCAGGGTTCCATCGCTGAATGAGGGAATATTGAGCCATAGCTATAGCCTGCACTCAGAATGTTATGACGCACAGCTATTCAACTTCTCCGACAGCCACATGCCCGGCAAAGCCGTTTTTCAGCTCGAAGCCAGGCTTCGAAAGGTTGCTATTATCATTAGCCCCGATTGCACATCTGATAGCTTTCTTTGAATTTCGCCAGGCGATATCTTTTCGGCTCGTCACCTGCCCCTTGTAAATAGACTCAACAGCAATGTTTTTCATAAACTCCTCCAGTTTTAATTTGTATTAACTTCAAAAGAACTTGCATCTCTGAAGCGGATATATACTCTTCCTTCCGGCGTTTCCCGCCAGCTTTCCAACCATTCGCGCTCCTCTTCACTTAAGTCCTGAAAACCACGTGCAGCCAAAGCTTCATATCTTTGATATCTGGCGGCTTTTTCCTGCTCATCTTTTTCGGGCTGACTGACTCGTTTCGATTCCAGGTCAATTATTTTTGCAAACTTTTCTTTCGCTTCTTCAGTGACCGTCTGAGCGCTGGCGTTTAATTCCTCAAAAGTTTCAGGCTCTTCGCCCATTGTCTGACTCACTATCATGGCATCTGCAGCGGCCTGAAGGGCTCTAGTATTGTATTCAACCGAATTCTCTTTGCCTTCGGGTTTTGCAGGCGCATTTTCGGCATATTTCTGAAGTATTTCGTCGGTAATATTCTTGAGACCGGCAGTGCTGGATATTTTTCGCACTTCTTTTTTCTTTTCAGCAATGAACTTTTTCTGAGTCTGCCGTGAAACCGCAGCGACCTCAGAGCGATCAAGGCCCATGAGTTCAGGTCTTACGGCGGTGCAGATGTAGTCTCGATTACCATCAAAAACCATTATTTTGCCGGCATCAAACGGATCATATTTAACAACAACCGTTTCGCCGATGTATGCACCCAACTCGGGAGCAATAAAGCTGAAGTGATCGATAATAATGCCTTTTTTACCGACAACGCGAGTGCCACCGCCAGGAGCTTCAGCAAGAAGATAATCAAGAACCCGCTCGTTGCTTATGCGGCGAATCTGATTCCCGTCGTTAATCCAGGCGTTTACCATGTCGGCAGGAGTTTTGCCGCCCAGGCCGCTATGGGGCTCATGGTAATAGAGAGTTTCAGTCCATTTGTCGCAAAACTCTTGCAATTGCGCGGAATCCATAAAGCCCAGTTCGATTGGGTCGGCCTTGTCGCCATAGCGTTGCGAGAAGCTCTTGCGGTCTTCTATTTTCTTTCTTTCTGCAACGCTGTTGCCAATATATTCATCGTGAATCGTAAGCAAGCCATGATTAAAAGTTCCAAAAAAGCTTTCAATAAAGGGTTTTCGGTCTGGCGAGAACGGTGCGCAAACCAGATGTTCAATTTCGAGGGCTTGAATTGCTTCAATCAGGTATTTTGAAGTGTAGTCAGAGCCATTGTCTGTTTTAATGCATTCCGGAACGCCCCAATCCAGTATTGATCTTCTAATCAGGGCTGCAACGGCGACGGCCTTACTGGTTTTGTTCACCAGAAGCTTGGCGCGTCGCGATTTAATATCAATAACGCCGATAAGCGTATGGCGACCATCTTTAAGCATAACGTCGGTCGGGGTGCTATCCATTTCCCAGCATTGCAGATATCTGGTGATGGCGGCGGCCATGTCGCCGAAGGCTGCGCCGTATTTTGAACGCCAGGCGTCGGGGCTTTGAATATGGGCAAAAACCTGCTTGTTTTCGCGCTTCCAGGTCTCCATGAAGCGAGTTACGGTTTTGATGCTGGGCACCTTTTCAAGCCCCAGTTTTTCCTGTCTTGCGACAATTGCCTGAAAAACCTCTTTTGCCTCGCAGTGCGGAAACCTGTCCATCATAGCCACCGCAAGATTATAGAGTTCGCGGTTTTTTGCAAAAATTCCCGAGCCACGCCTGGTCCCGTATTTGCCCGCCAGAGCGGTAATACCCTCCTGACGCTGTTTTTTGATCCACTTCATAAGACTGGGCTGAGATGTAGATGAAATGACACCCCGAACCCATTCAGGCACCTCAATTTCACCTTTATTGTAGGCCGCGCAAAAGAAAAACTGCGCTGCAGTGACACTGTCGGTGCTATTTTCCCTGAATGTTTCCCAGTGCTTTATTATTTCGAGCTTCGCGTTCATTCTATCTCTTGTCAGGCCCTTTAATGCCTCAGACTTAGCTAAGCTTTCGAGTCTTTTCTGTTGTGTAACGCTCTTTTTCACTTCTTCTTTAATCTGAAGCTTTGTGGCCTCAGCCTTTCCCTCTTTAAAAGCCGGTTCTGCGCTGTTTTTTTTCATTTCTTCGTTAGTTTGCTTCAACGCCAGAGCCCGCTGCGTTTCAACCGGCAGACTGGAAATGTGATATTCCAGACCGCCACCCCGGCCCTGTCGCGGGCGTGACTCCCACTTTTCGCGCTTTGCTTTATCGGCAATGGCCCGCCTCGAGGGCGGCAAGCCCAGAAATCCTCCGGCCAGTTCTAAAGCAGAGAACCATTTCTTCATTTATGCCGCTTCTTCTTCCCAGATTTCGGGCGGACAGCCCATTTCAATAAAAACTCGTTTTATGTTTGCGCTCGTCATTTTGCCTGCCATGACATTGCGAACAGCGGTGTCGCTAACGCCGGCTTTTTTGGCGATGTCTCTTTGTCTTAACTCTTTCTCTATGAGCCATTTCTTCAGCTCTATAAATCTTCTGTTTGCCATTCTGTTAACTCCCTTATTCAAGTTATCTTACTTTGGGTTCAAGCTTTCCAAGGGCATTATTGAGCAGCTTCAAGGCCTCTCTATCCAGACCCACCATGAAACCTTTACCCGTAAAGGACCACTCATCATCTTCATCATCTTCATCATCTTCATCATCTTCATCATCTTCATAATCTAGGCGTTCGAACACCGTGCTAATAAGCATACAAATTGCCCATGCCTCGCGGTCGGTTAGTTTATCCATTTTTTATCTCCTGTTTTTGTTGACATATTTCAAATTTTGATTAGAATTTTTTGTTAACGGTTTTAAAAACAATTCGTTTTTTCAACCTAACTTGATTTTATCCGTAATTACGGATTAAGTCAAGCAGTATTTTGTTATTACGGATTTTTTTTTGTTTTGGCGCCAAGTTCGTGGAACGAGATATTACGACAAAAGCGGCTCCAACAAAAGGATTTGCATACTTGGCAGCCAAAACAGAGCGCCGCCAAGTTTTATGGGCGATAAAAACGAAGGATTTCAATTAAAAATGGGGATTAAAGCTAATAAAAAGAACTTGGCAGCCACCAAAAACAAGGCGCTAAAACTGCCAAGTTCAGAAAACAAACTTGGCAGTTTTAGCGAGAGGCTTCAACAATTAGCTGGCGATAAGCCAGCAAGAACTTTTGCCATAGAACTTGGCATATCGCCATCGACCTTTCATCAATATTTCAAGGGGCAAAGCGAGCCAACCCGGCCCGTTTTATCCGCAATTGCAGATAAAACAAATGTAAGTCTTCAATGGTTAATTAACGGCACTGGCCCGATGCGCAAAGAAGACAATCTTCCGGCCACGGCAGAGCCTGCCGCGTTCACTATAACCAACCTAGAAGGACGCCAGGTAGAATACAAGCCTTCACCAAATTTATGCCATCTGCCAATTCTTGACTTGCGCGCTTCATGTGGCGCTGGTTCGCTTATAAACAGCGAAGCCGTTCAGGCTGTTTTTTCAGCCACCGCCAGCTGGATCAGGCGCGAGCTGGGTGCAAATCCGGAAGACCTTTCCCTGGTTTTTGCCGATGGCGATTCAATGGCAGACACAATTAAGCCCGAAGAGATCGTAATTGTAGACCGCTCTAAGGCTAAGCGTCCCGGCGATGGTATCTGGGTATTTCTATACGATGAGGGCCTTTTTATTAAGCGCCTGCAATTCATGCCAGGCAAACAGGTCGAGGTAACAAGCGACAATCCGCGCTACAAAGCCTATTCTCTAACACCCGACGATTCATTCCGCCTCCTGGGCCGAGTAATCGCCGCTCTACCACTTAGAAGATTGTAA